CTGAGCCGCCGCTGCCGTGCCGTCAGAACCGAGAGCCGCGATGTTCGCGCGGGCCTGCGTCTGTTGCTCGGTCGTCAGCGTCTGTGCAACATACTGAACGCCATACTGATTTGCTTCAGCGTATTCCTGCGCCAGATCGCGCGCCGCTTCCGCCGCAGTCTGCGCTTGCTGAGCCGCCGTTGCGCTCCCCGAGGCTGCCGATGCACTCGACGCGGCTGCTGATGCGGACGAAGAGGCCTGCCCGGCGCTCGTTGATGCCGCAGAAGCACTGGAAGCCGCATTGCTCTCAGACGACGCAGCAGCGCTTGCCGAAGAAGAGGCACTTGAGGCACTCTGGGACGCCTGTTGGGCGTAATACTTGGACGAATAGTCGACAGCCGTCCCTTCAGGGGTTCCGTCGTCAGTGATCATGCCGTCCATCTTGACCGCCCAAGCTTGCGCAAGATTGGCATTCCACTTCGCCGAGAAGCCCGTCCCGTCAACCGTATAGTCCGCAGGCTCCCCTTCCGCCGCCGTGTTGTCCGTTTTCGTGGCCCATTGCTCGGAGAGATCAGAGAAATCAGAAGACTCGCTGGCGGACTGCGCGGCGTTCTGTGCGGACGTCTTGGCTTCCGTCGCTTGATCCGTCGCATTCTGAACCAGGCCCTGCATCGTGGCAATGTCAGCCGCCGCATCGATGCGGGCCTGCTGCGCAACCTCAAGGGCGCTCTGTGCCGTAGAACTCGCCGAGTTGGCAGTCTGTACCGCCTGCGTTGCGCTCAAGGATGCCGCACTTGCCGTCTCGAGAGCAGAGTTCGAGGTAGCAACAGCGTTGGACGCATTGGTCGAAGCCGTGTTCGCCGTTGAAACGGCGTCCTGGGCCGAGGCAAGCGCGGAGTTGGCAGTCGAGACGGCCGTCGATGAGTTTGCTTCCGCCGTCTGAATGCGGGCATTCCAAGAATCAACCGTCGTTTGCAGAGTCCGAACCTGAGACAGAGCGGAATTCGCCGTCGTAACTGCGGACGAGGCGTTGTTCGAAGCCGTCTCTGCGGCAGAGAACGCTTGATTGGCAACTCTCAGCGCTTCAGTCGAGTCCGCCGTCGAGTCGTAGGCGTACTGTCCCAGAGCATTGATCGCGTCCTCAGTCTGAACCACAAAGCTGTGGCCTGAAAGTTCGCCGGTTGGCGAAGTGACGTAGTGAAATTGGAAAACTTCCGAAGGCATATCTCTGCCCCTCAAGTAACTGGGTACAAAAAAGCCGCCCATTCGAAGAGCGGCAACGGTTGCGGAAGGAAAAAGAAGTGATGCGGGGTCACACACTCACGGCCGAGGAACGATGAACATCATCGGAAAGTTCCCCGCACCGTTCAGCGGTGAGGTTTCAGGAGCGTTCTATGACACAGGCGAGTCGGGCCATAACTCCTACGAAAACGATTGGGAAAACAACATCCTGGCGTTTGATGCATCCCGGTCGTGGACGGGTGAGACTTCGTCTGCCGGTGCGCATACGCACGATTTTTCCTTAGGCTCGTCAGGCGGAGGACTCGGTCACACTCACACGCTGACAGGCGCGTCCCATTCCCACGGTGTGACAATTCCGCTCCCACGCTTCTACCGCTTGGCTTTCTTCGTCAAATTGCCAGAATGACCTCATTCGGGGATCTTCACAAAGAACGCAAGTCGGTAGAACAGGGGCTTCGGGATCGACACCGTATGCTTGTGCGAGGCACCGGCGAGGGTATGCGTGTGCCCGAGCCCGCCCCCGGCGTTTCCTAGCGCGAAATCATGCGTGTGACCTCCCGCAGAAGACGTTTCCCCCGTCCAGTTTCGGGAGGCATCGAACTGCATGTTGTTACCGGTATTCCCGTGATGAGTTTCCGACGCGCCAGTTCGTCCGGCGCTGTAAATTGCGCCGCTGGTGTTGTTTCCCGCATCTTCTGTCCCGAGCCAGGATCCCTGAATGTTCATGGACCCGCGCGAATGGGTGTGTGACCCCGCAGAAGTGGTCGTCCCGCTGTGCGAATGGCTTGGAATCTGCTCCAACGTAAGAACAGTTTCTCCGACCGTCCCGGCAATCTTGACTTCCGAGGTTTGTGCCGATTCGGAGCCTCCGGTCTTGCCCGCATCTTCAACCGTCGACGGAAGAACGAACCGATCGATGAGATTCGGGACGTTCCCGCCGAGACCGTCGGAACCGCCGTCACAGATGATGTAACGCTCGTCCGCAACGCTCTCGCCCCAGGGGATCAGACGTCGACCGTCCGACCCGCCCAACTTGCAGTTGAAGAACGGCGTGACCTGCCCGGCAATGACAGACGGTGCATCGAGGTTCTTCCACACTGTTTTGTCGGAGCCAGGAGCAACAAGAGAAGACGACGGCCCGTTCGCCACAAGGCAGCGGTACTTCGTCCCCGAGTGAAAGACCTCGTTCCCGACTTCGTAATCGAAGTCGACAGAATACTGCATGACGCCGCCTTGCTGATACCACAAAAGTAGTTGCGACAGCAGGAAAAAAGCACCGTTAAAATCCTCTCGCTTCGGCGGAATACCGCCCTCCCCGATCGGGAGAGAGTTAAATCGTCCCCATCCGTCTTCTTGAGAGAGTCGCCCCGTACCGGCTTCCTGAGCCGTGGCGGGAGGGATCGTCTTGTCACCGTCGACTGCGATCGGCGTCTTGAGAAAATACTGCGGGTAATTGCTCATGTTGTCCTCAATAAAAAAGCGCCTTTATGAGGCGCTCGAATTTTTAACCTGTTTTCCGGTTAGTGATCCGACTTGGACGAGCCAGATCTTCCCCCTTCCACTTCAATTTGGTAACACGCTGGTAGATTGTCCAATAAGGAAGCCCAACCATGTCGGCTATCTCGGCGATGGTTCTTCTCTTATCTCTAAAATAGACGCGATGATTCTTTGATCTATTGTTCGAGTTAATCTTCCTAGTCACCCATCGACAATTCTCAGGGTAATACCCTTTGTCATTATCTATGCGATCAATTTCCAAATCGTCTCTGTATCCAGAATTATCTGCCCAGACTTTAAATGCACTAAAGTCATTTTTCCACTCATCGCAAACAAATACCCCTCTTCCACCATATCTGTCAAATTCAGCATGCGTTGGTTGGTAACAACGTTTTTTCATAGAAAGCCATACCGAGTAGATTCTCGGCCTGTCAGCCCTTCCACCGAAACCGTGTTTTAAATGACGGATTCTGGCCTCGTCGCTGTGATAGCAACCGCATGACTTTGTTCCTCCTCTCTTCAGCGAAGGCCCGTAAACATCAAGCTCGTTACCACAATCGCAGACGCAATGCCATCGGATGCGCCCAGAACAAGATCTATCCCCCTCTCTTGTTACAAGAAGACGTCCAAAACGTTTACCCACCAAATCATCCTTTCGCATACACCATCATTCCAATTCAATAAAACACACAGTCTATTGTAATACTTTCATTCGATTGGAATGCTCCTGCCAGGGTTAAACACCCCTTGATCAAAAGGTAAAAGATCACTACCTTCAAACCCAAGAATTTGTTCGTCTGGGTAAATAATCAAATAATTTGCCAAAACTCCTGCAGGACGATTCAAAAGTCCATAGGTAGACAAAATTTGGGACTGAAGATCACTAATCGCACCGATGATTACTACAGAAGAGATGGACATCGTTTGGTAATCAACCACAAAGACTCGCGTATCAGTCAGCATTGAGAGCATTCGGTTCATCGTCGCGCACGTAGAGTCGGACAGGTTGCATCGCGCGCGGTAGAAAAGGAGAAATCTGTAGTAGTCGTCGTCAAGGCGGACGTATTCTCCGTTCACCTTGATGTACCGCGTGACTCCGACCCGCTCGCCCCACCAGTCCAAGAAAACGCCGGCGGCGCTCTCCATGTCGGCGACCTCTTCCTTCAAGAGTTCAATGTTTTCCGTCGCATCGATCTCCTTCTGGAAGAACTTTCCGAGGTTCCCGATGCGCTTCGAAGCCGCGTACTGGCTCTGCAGGACGGTCGACGTCTTGTCCAGAACGTTTGACATTTCCCGAACGTCTTCGACCTGCAGAAAGTCTTGCCACGTCTGAAAGCTCGGCATATCAGCCTCCGAAAACGAGTTCCACCTGAGACGCCGTCAGAGCCGGCGAAACGTTGGCGGGGATGTCGACCGAAGTTCCGAGCGGATCGTCACCGACCCCGATCAAAATCTCTTTGATCGGTGAATCCGTGACGGCCTGGATGCATCGGTAGAAGCGGGACGCATAGACCGTCGTTGCCAACTTGACGCGGGGATTGGTGAGCTCTCCGAGAAAGTCAGAGACGACGGCGTTTTGCACAGCCGTCTTCGTCTCTTCGTTCATGTCCTCTTCGAAAAAGGTGACCTGCACGTGAAAGTCGTCCGTCGTCGGGCGGATGATGCGATACACGTATTTCGCGTTGTAGTGCTCCGTGTCGACGTGCGTAACTTCGGTCTCGCCGTTGGTCCCGCACCCGCCGCTCTTTCGTTCGAAGATAGTCCGAGCGATGTCGGCATCTTCCCCACCGACGATGCACACAGCAATGGAATGCGCGTCGAGCTCGACGTCGTACTGCGTCTGCTTCTCGTTGGTGTAGTTCTCAAGGACCACCACGTCGAGCACGCCGTCGAGTTCCGCGAGATTCGCCTGAATGTTTTCAACGGTTCCGTTGGCGTTGATGGCGTAGGACTGAATCATACGGTTGAGCAGTTCGCCGTCCGGCTCAACATCTCGGCCCGTAATGCCAGCCGAAGCGTTCGACACAGAGTCCCATCCAGCCACGACCGTAATGATCTGCGTGATGGACCCTGCCGAGACCTCGATTTCCCCGTGCTCGACCGCAGAGAACTCGGTTTCGACCGTGCCGCCCACGCCGATCGTGACGCCGCCAGCACGACTTTGCCGAAACTTGTTCCCTGCAGAGTCCTGCACGATTGCACCGAAAGGGATGACCGTTCCGGCCAACCCTGTGCAGGTGCATACGACGACCGTAGGCTCTGAAACCTTTCGCTCAAGACCGTAGAGAGCGGCCAGAGCGTCGAGAAACATTCCTCGTGCCGTTCGAGGGTTCAGCTGGTTCGCCAAGAAAGCCAACTCGGCGTTCTTCGCTTCTATCTCTCCGACCATGAGGTCCACGACCTGCCCCATCGGAGAAGTCGGATCGGTATTCAGGACGGGATCGGACTCACGAACCCGAAACGCATCCTGAAATCCAGTCGCAACCTCTTCGCGGAGCTCTTTCGTGGTCGGCACCGTCACGCCGTGGTTCTGGTCAAAGCTCGGCCCTGACATGAGTGCCTCCTTCACAAGTAATTTCCATCTTTGCCTTCAACACTCTGGTCGTCGGATCAACCGCCTCGAGCGTGACCGACTCGACGGTGAGCACGCCTGGTACGCTCAAGGCCGCCTGTCGCAAATGCGATGCTGTCACGGCCTCTTTCACGGGCTGAGCGATCTGATCGGTAAACCACGGGATGCCCTCTTCGAATCGAAAATATGCGTCCTCCGTAAAAAGTCGCCCCTCGTTGCAGACGTTCTGCGAGATGGCTTCCGCCTCTCTGAGCATCCGAATGTCGCCGTTGTCGTCGAGCTCGATGTCCCAGTCGTCCGACAGAGCCGCCGTGTAAGCCGTGTGAGCCATAGAAGTCTCCAAAAGGATTTACTGCGGCTGTCCCGTGTTCCCACCGCCCGGCTGTACGCCGCTGTGCGTGTGACTCTTGAGACTGATGCCGCTTGCCGTAACGTCGTCCGACACTGTGACGGAGCCTGTGACGCTGGCACCGCCACCACCGCTCACAGCCATGCCGCCCATACCCGTGATGTGGCCTTGAACGGTCAGAGTCTTCTGAATGGTCGTGTCGCCTGTGATCGTCACGGTCGGAGAGTCAATCGTCGTGCTTCCCGAGGCGTTCACTACGGCCGTCGTCGTGTTGACGGTCACCGTCTGCGGCGCCGTGATCACGATGTCGCCCGTGTCTTCGAGATGAACGAATGTCGTGGGCGGCGGACCCCAGAAGCCGCCGATGTAAAAACCGTCCGACATGTCGTAAGCACGAAAGCTCCCAGGCTGCACGGGATCGCTCCCGCCGTTGAGCGTGCTCACGTCCTGCTGAGCAAAGACGGCAAGGCCAATGTCGCCCGGCTTCGGATCGATGACGATCGCCGCGGAGCCGTGCCGCAGTCGAAACCACCGAAGCTTCGGAATGCTCACGCTCTCGAGCGCATCGCCCGCAGCGCTTCGCATTTTCACGAGCGGCGTCGCGGACAAGTAGCCGGCACCGCCCCCGGCTGCGGGCCGCTCAATCTTGTCGACTCTTACGGGAATCGCCGTGTTGACGAGGCCCTTGATGATCGACGTGATGACGAAGTGCAACGCGTTGTATTCGCTCGAGGCAGTGAACTCTCCGACGTTCTGTCGAAATTCCTCACTCATGCTCATTCTCCCAACCACATCGCCGCAAAGGTCGTTCGCCACGAAGACGACGACGGCATGTTGGCGGACAGTTCGTGTGAGAGCTGCACGATCTTCCACGTGCCCGTCGCGTGCGGCACTATGGACTCGACCCGCACGGACGCACCAATTCGAAGATCAGGCCGAAAGAACGTTGCTCCCTGGATCCCCGTGTTGGTGAAGGTCGGGTAGCCAATCATTCCGCTCTCTGCGTTGATGACGGGGATAGAACCTTCGGGTGCTCGCGATTCTCCGTGCGGGAGAAGCACGATTTGCCCGTCGTCAGGAATCATGTCTACGCCGACCATGTCGGATAGCTGTCGAAGCTTCGTGATCGGGTCGCCCGTGAAGACGCAGTCGGAGACCACGCCCGCAACGCCTTCGTTCTTGAGCGTCATGCCCGCTTCGTCCGCGAAGGACTGAGCCAGTTGCTCGACGCTCTGCGTCCCGCTTACCGCGATCTGCGGAGTTGGCTTTAGGATCGGGTATGCAGCCGTCTTCGCCTCGATCTTAAGCACGGGGCTCGAGCCGTTGAGGTCTGCATAGGCCACGAAGACCTGCCCCTTGAAGACGCTCAGCAGTTGCGTGCCTTTCTCGCCGGCAAGGATCTCAATCAAATTGGAGCGACGATTGAGTGCCTTGAAAGCGAGCATCGTCAGCTGTCCCATCTTCTCGAGAGAAAGCCCGTAGAGCTCGACCTGTGCCGAAGCGAAGTCCACTCCGCCCTGCTTGGCGATGGCGGCCTTCGTACCAAAGCCTTGAAAGACGTACTGATTGTTCGCCCCGCCCTCGTCGAGCGTGATCACGACCTGAATGTCCTTCAGCTCATAAGTTCCTGCCATTCGTCCTCCGTGAGGAAAAGAAGCTCGAATCGTTCGCCGAGCTCGCCATAGCGAGGATGTTCTTGCCCGAACGTGTCGTTGAAAAGTAGGCGACCGCTGAAGAGCGTCGTCGACCACACTGGGATCGGCTCGCAGTTCTGGCAGATGTGGCCGGAGACGACCCGCTCTCCGTTCACTTCGAGGTCCATGAAGAGGGCGCCTCCAAGTTGCCGCAGGGTAATCACACAGTTCTGCCCGTCGAGGACGATCGAGAACTGTTGCGCGGGGATGTTTTGCAAAGGAACTCTCTGCATGCTCAACCTCCGTTCTGCCCCGGCACGTTGGAGACCGAATAGGAACCGAACATGTCCCCCAAGAGGCTCTTCTGCCCCGTGTTCACCACGTCCGAAGACGTCGGGTTCTTTGGGGACCAAACGGCCGTTTGAGAGCGAATCGTCGCGTTTCGGATTTCCTGAAAGCGGCAGTCGACCGAAAGCGAATTTGCCCCATTCGTGCTGGAACGCGTGATGCTGTAAGAAATAAGCGCCATCCTCGAATAGACCCGAGCAGGCGTCACGATGGTGAACAGTTCCGTTCCGCTTCGAGCCGCCTCAATAGCCGAAAGCGCTTCCTGCTGCAAAGCAAAATCCCCATGGAAAAGGACGGACACGCCCACTTCGATCGGATTGGTGACCTTGTCGTAGGCGTAGATCTGTCCATTTTCCTGAGGCTCTGTCGGGACGGTCGCGGCCGAGTTGTCCTGGAAGTCGTCGAGGCCCGTGTAGTCGCAAATCTGGCGACCGTCGCTCTTGAGGATCCCCCACACGTCTTTTGATGTCATGGATTACCCCTTCTGAACGACGCCCGTCTGAGCGTTCACAAGCATGCGGTTCCGTTTGGCGAATGCAGAGTCCATCGATTTACCGACGGCCTCTCCGACCGCTTGCGGATCCGCCGACGTCTGGATGTTGTTTTCCACCGTGATCTGCATGTTGTTTTCGACGCCCTTGCTACCCTTCGAGGCTGATTGCGTCGTGATGACGCCGGCCGCGGCCGGGCCGGAAGTTGCGTTTCCGAAAATTGCCTGCAGCCCCGGCGGCAGTTCAACCTCAGAGCGCGGGACTTGGGAGGTCCCGTGAATCTCGTCTGCCGAGTAGAGCTGTCCGTCCTGTCCGACGAACTTTCCCCTCACGTAATCAAAGTAGCGGTAGGGTTTCTTGCCCTTCGCAGCAGACGCAGAGCTCTGCGGCGCTTCCGAGACTTTTTGCTCTGGCTCGTCGTCCCCGAAGCCGAAGAAGGATGCAACGGAATCCACGGCACTGCCGACCTTTTCCTTGATCTTTCCTCCGACGTCAAGGGCTGAGGAAACCCATTCTCCAACCTTGCCAAAAAACGCAAGAAAGGCCTCCCGCATCCACGCAAGCGCGTCGGATACGCCCGTGACGATCGCGTCCTTGACGGATTGTCCGAACGACACGACCGATGCAAGCGCTGAAGACAGAGCGTCACCGACCTTTTTCCCCAGGTTCGCAAAGAACTCTCCGATCGCGGCGAATCCTTCCTTTACGGCCTCAACGGCCTTTCCCATGTCGAAGGATTCCCAAAGGCGGGAAATACCGCGACCGAACCGCGTGACGATTTCGCCTGCCGTCTCGAAGACCGCGACGACCTTGTCCGGAATTCCTCCGAGGAACTCGAAGAAATCAAGGATCCCGTTCCGAACCGCAAGAATCTGTTTGTCGGTAAGACCCAGCCAGTGAAGGAGTCCCGCAAAGGCGCTTCCTTCGCCCTTCAGGAAGGCGAAGAGATCCTCAAAGACCGCCACGAGCGCGGTGACGGCTGCAATGACGGCAACCAAAGGATTCGCCAGGATGGCGGCCTTGAGCGCAGCAAACCCCTTCGCAACGAGAGCGACAATGCCCCCGCCCGACTTGAGCGTGGCAAAGAGTTGCGAGAACCCTCCTACGGCCCCAAGGACGCTTTTCAGGTAGGCGCCCCCGATCAGAGCCGCAACGGTCGCCAAGACCATTTTCACGGCACGACCATGCCGATTCAGAAAGGCCATCCCTTCGCCCAGCACATCAAGAACCGTGTTGACGACGGGAAGGACGGTGACGGCGAGCATGTTGCCGAGCGCCTGCACCTGATCCGTGAAGCGCCGCCAGAGAATGTTCATCTCCCGCGCACGCTCGGCCTGCTCCTTCGTCATGGCAACGCCTGCGTACGAAGCCGCCGCCTCGTCGGCAGTGTCCTTGAACTTCGTAAAGACGGCCGCAGCCTCTTGCGAGAGCCCCATGGACTGCAGGAAGTAGGAAGCCTGAGTGTCGTTCATCCCCTTGACGGATTCGCCAAGACGGAAGAATTCGTCCGCGGAACGGCCTTGTTCAACGGTCCACGATTCCAAAGCGCCCTTGAAGGCGTCGGCGCTTCCGCCCGCGTCACGGTTGGCCTTCGCCCAGGCGTCGATCTTCTCGACCGAAACACCCGTGCGTTCGCTCAAGATGGAGAGCTCCTCTCCCATCTGCGAGAGATTCGAGAGAATCTGTCCGCCTGCAAAGGCCGCAATGATCGGACCGAAGATCGTCCCAAAAATCTTTGCAGCGCCCCCTACGGACTTCTGCAGGTCGTCCATTGCGCGACCTACAACGCCCGTGATGCCTTGAGACGTCGTACCGATGTTCTTGACGGCTTTCGACGCGTCGGCCGCCGCAGACTCGATCGCCTCCCCTCCCTTTTCGAACGTGTCGGCGACCTTGTCCACCGAGATACCGGCACTCTCAAGATCTTTCCCGACTTGCGCCAGCGCTTGAGACGCCCTGTCGAGCCCGGCATCGAACTCGGTCGAGTCGAGGCCCAGTTCGACGAACAGGCTTTCGATTGCATTAGCCATTCGCAATTTCCTTCTTCAGGTTGTCATGTGCCAACCATTCGTGATACTGCCGAACCAACAGCACTTCGTAAGCCTGATAGGCCTCCTCAAGGGAGAGCGCATCCTTGAGGTCCGCACGAGTCGCCAGTCCCGCCGACATGAGGGCGCCGCACACCGGCGGGACATTCGCAAACGAGGCGATTCCCGTTACGCGTTCGCACTCGGCCCGGAAGCGAGCCCCGTTAGGGAGCCGAAGTCTTTTCCATCGGTAAAAAAACCGAAGTTCTCCTTCACGCTCTCAATGCGAAGACGCATGAGCGTCATCGGGCTTTCGATCACGGCGGCGGTCTTCTCGTTGAGTTGCGTAAGCTCCTCACCGTTGACGAGATAGACACAACCGAGAAGCTCGTCGAGAAGCGGCTTGGCGTCCTCGTATCGGACATGAAGAAGCGTCTCAACGATGGCCGTCTTATCGCCAGAAAAGAGTTTCGTAATATCCCCGCCGCGACCGCAGGCTAGCGACGCGCGGATGATCCAACTCTCCGCCTGATACGCCCCCATCTTTCGGATCGTGAACTTCCGCTGCGTCTTTCCGTCTTTCAGTTCAATCGTTCGAGCCATTAGAGCACCCGTTCAAAGTCAAACACCCAAGTGGTGGGCTGGATAGTGCGGGCGGCGGACGCCACGGGCGGCGCGCTCTTCAGAACACCCTTGATGAAGGTTCTGGTGATGCCGAGCGCGGGGAGCGTGGCAGTCAGCGTGCATTCGTACGGGCGGTTGTTTGAGTCCATCGAAGCGCGAAGGAATTCCAGAACGGAATAGGAAGGCGAAGCCGCTTCAAGGTTGATGGTCACACTCGTAATGTTCTTGATCACGCCCGCGACCATCTTCCCGTCCACGGAACGGCGGGTCTCCGCAATTTCGATCGCGTCCGAAGAGAAAACACCGTCGGCCGTGAAATGCTCAAGCGCAACGCCGGACGGGAACAGGTCCTCAACCGCGAGAATCAGCTCCGCATTTGCGGAGGTGACGTCAAAGTTTTCAGCCATGGATCAACTCCAAAAGAAAAGCCCCGAAGAATGTTCGGGGCTTGAAAAAGAAATACCAAATTCTTACTTGACAATATGTTTGCGAGCTTCGTGCATTCTCCTTGAATTTTCGGATCTTGTTACCCATTCGCAATTAGACGGTTCGTAATCTTTCGATGGATCTTTTCGATCTATCGTAAGACCCTTTTCATATCCGTGGCTTCGAGCCCATTTTGCAAATACCTCATAGTCATCCCATTCAGGACATACACGAATTCCCTTTTCCCCGTACCATTTGTAGCCAACACTAGTAGCTAATTCGCAACGATTGTGCATTGACCTAAACAAACGATATAGAGGTGTGTTGGCTTCTCCGTGTTTGATTTTTGCCTGAGTCGCATGCTCCAACCCAAGACAACCACACGATTTGCTGTGACCGCTTCTTAGATGAGCCGCCAGTACAATAACCTCCTTTCCGCAGTCGCAGAGGCACTGCCATCGTGTTTGACCAGTTGAAGAATTTTCTGCACGAGAGAGCACCGTTAAACGACCGAATTTTTCCCCAGTGAGATCTATGAGACGTTTGCTATGTCTTCCTTTTGATGAAGCTCCTACCCGTCTCTGAACCTCAGTGGCATAACATCCGCACGACTGGGTAAAACCACTTTTTAGCGATGAAGCCGCAACATCTACGGTGTTTCCGCAATCACACAGACAGTGCCAGTAAATCCTCCCTTTCTTCCTCTGTCCCAAATTTTGAACGAGTAGCCTGCCGAAACGTTTCCCAGTCAAATCATCCTTTATGGATCTTCGAATTTCATTCCTTAAACATCCACAAGATTTTGACCCCCCGTTCACAAGGACCCCAGCAGGCACATCTTTTCTATTTCCACAATCGCAAAGGCAATGCCACGCAACCCTTCCGTTTTGGTTTTCAGCCCGTTTTATTACCGTCCATCTTCCAAAACGTTTGCCTGTCAAATCCAAAAATATCCCCATAACATACCTCCAAATGCTACGGGGATATTATAACGTCCTTGCGAATCAAATAACGGTTATTACCTCCGTTTGGAGTTTTTGGATTCCGCCTGCGTAGCAATAGAAAATCGTCACGACGGGCGCCTCACGATCGGCACGCCCCGCAGCATCCGGAAGCGACACGCCGATCCAGTAGCCCTTCGAATAGAGGTCGTTGAGCACGTCATCGGACCCCGTCTCGTTGAGGATCTGCATGCGCTGAGACTCGTTAAGTTCGAGCCCCGTGTCAATGACGCCATTGTTGAGGCAGCGGTTGATCGGGTCCTGGCACCAAGCGCGGATGAAGGCCTCGCCACGCGCGTTGTAGGGCGCACGGTTGATGGACTGGAATCCTGCCATGCACGACGTCTGAATCGCACTACGCAGATAGATCGAACCGTAGAGAACGTCGATGAAGCCGTAGAGGTCGCTCGCGAGCGTGCCGCGGTTGAAGAGCGTGAACTGGTCGTTGCGGGTGGCAAAGTCGCCCGTGTAGTTGACGCGGATGGCATCGAGCGCGTCGGCAGCGCTTTCGTTCGTGATGCGCGGCGTGATACCGGACGCATTCTTGGCGAACCACGTCTTCATGCCCTGCGTACGGTTCCAGGCGATGGAAGCGCCCACGGCAAGCGCAAACGCAGCATCGCGCCAGTCACCGTAGAGAAAGGCGGTGCAGTTATAGAGTCCCACGAGCTGAGCGGCCTTCGTGCTCGCCTGCGTCAGCTGATTGAGCTGATTCTCGTCCTCCGACCAATCAAAGTAGCAGTAATCGTCACCCGTGGAGTCGGCCCAGGCCGCAAAAGCGGTTGCTTCTTCGAGTTCGGTTTCCCAAATCGTCGTGAAGCCGACCCAGTTTCGGGTGACCTCGCAGATGGCGTCCATCGTCTGCGTTTCGGTCTGAGCGTCGGCACCTTGAGAGAGAACTGCACCCGTTGCCTGCGTGAGACAGAGCATGGCGGCAAGATCCGTACCGCTGTCGCCCGCGGAGGCGTAGCCGATCGTGGACGTTTCACCCTCAGTGCTCGACGTAAAGGTGAAGGTGTTCGTATTCGAGTCGTACGACCCCGTGACGCCCGTGATCGCCGTAGCGACGATTTCGGCCACCTGAGAGAGCGACGTAGCTTCGGACAGGTCGACCGAGGTCGCCGTCTTATCCGAACCATCCACGGTGATCTTCAGCGCGCCGTCCGTGACAGCCTTCAGCGCCGCAAGATCCGCATCAAACGAGCCGCCGCGAATCCATGCGGCCGCGTCCTCATCGATGCGGCGTCCAACAACAAGCGTTCGGACCGGAGCCTGGGCGTTCGTCACCCCAGTGAAATACTGCTGAGCAAAGGCGGCTTCGTCAGACTCGGGACCGAAGAGTTCCGACACGGCCTCAGCCGTCGAAAACAGCATGGCAGGCGTCCCCGTCGGAAGCAAAGCGCTCTTCGTGAGAAGCAGCCCGTTCGTCTCGAGGTCGTTCCCGCCGCCCGCAATGACGCGGCTCGAGAGTGCCACAATGTGGCTTGCGGAAATACTCATCTTCGTTTTTCCTCATTTGAAGGTGGAAATCTCACGTCGACGTTGACGACATCTACCGTTGCGGCTTCAAACCCGTCGGCGTTGAGCGTCATTGCGTGCGTGTAGGTAAGGTGCACGTTCACCGTCCATCGGTGCACGTACTTTTCAGCATCCACCACGACCGTTGTGTTTCGCGGCGGATCGGCGTATAGGCTCGAGAGCCCGTACTTCTTGAAAAAGTCGACGCCCAACGGCGTTCTCACGACCGCGCTCACGCACTCAGCGCGCATGCGGGCCGCTTCCGGATCGTCGCTGTAGCTGTCGACCTGCAAAATCATTTCTTCGAGTTTGTAGATACGCGCGACATACCGACCATCGGCATCGTCCCACTCGTATCTCATGACCGGCGTTCCGTGCTCGACGTGCGAGACAATCGTGTTGACAACGTACTCGTTCGAGCCTTCTGGCAGAACCATGTCATTCGCATAGCCCCAAAAGATCGAATCCTCCGAAACCGGAGGATTCATGACGATCTTCTCGAAGTCCTTGATTGATTTGTAGACCCGTTCTGAGGAGTTCAGACTCGACTCCGTAACGGGCATTGAAAAAGGATTTACAGCCATTCAACCCCCTCGGGCGGTTTCACCTGCAGCGTAGCTCTCACGCTCACCCAACCGACGCCGGCGAAGTTCTCAATGACGGCGTTGACCATCCAGACAGTACCGTCCTCCTGAACGATGTAGTCGCCGCTCCGAGAAAGGGGGCGAAAGAGGCTTGCTGGTTGCAAGGCGGCGCCCTTCGGCGAGTAGAGGTAAATTTTTCTCGTGATCGTGTTCGCCCCCGCCATGTCCGCGTGGAAGAGAGCCGCGTCGTTCTCGCTCTGGATCTGCGCGCGAATGCCTGACAAGCGTTCGAAAGTCGGGACGGGCTTCCCGTCCTCATTCGGTCTCGAGCCCGTTGAGCGCAGAAGTTGCACGCTCACGTCCGGATGGACGGAAGTGATCGCTCCGCGCACGATGCCATGAAGATTCAGGCCCATTGCGACCTCCTCAAATCAAACCCCAGGCAATCAGACAACGGATTACGTAGCCGAGAACGAAAGCCACCCCGGAAATGGCAAGAACCGCCAGGCACAAGTACCAAACCCAACGGAACAACCTGGCGCAGAGCGGAAGATTCCTTTCTTCAGTCAGCATCATGTCCGAAAACCTCGTGAGGGCCACGTATAGACCCAAAGCTGTTAAAATTCCCTTCATAGCATTCCTCTCTTTCAACGAACGAATGCAACAAAGCCCGCGGAGACGCTAACTCTGCGGGCTTTACTTTTCATCTCAATTGAATTTAAGCTCCCCCAAGGGATAGCCTGTTGTGGTGAGCAACAGCTGATGGATCAGGCAGACCCTCGCTTCTGGAGCGACGGAGCGTCACCTGATCCTCTCTATTTTTGCTAGAACGAATTCAAAAACACCTTCTCGCTCTTTGACTTGTTCCTTTCGTCTCGTTAGACTGAAACGGAGGAGAAGGTGATGGGCGCTGAACCCGCACCAACGTCGACGCCACCCCCCCGCGTTTGGTCCGATGGGCAATGGGAACGTTCGGCATTCCTCTGCAAAGGGAGCGAGAAACGCTCCCTTTTTACTTTTTGACCAGAACTTCAACGAGTCCGTATTGAACCTGAAAAGCGGAATCCTGCGAGACGGGGTCGGCCTTTGAAATACCGTACTGGATGAAACCTGCTTTACGAGATGCACCTCTCAGTTTTTTCGAAACCAACTCCACTGTGAACGTCTCGCCATTCTCCGTTGTTACGAGACCGGTCGTATACACAACAGCCTCAACCGAATCTTTGTGCTTTAGATCCGGGACCTGGCGATAGGAGCCCGTTCAATAAACTTCCGCAATAAAGGGAAGCACTTTTGCTTTGTCGCTATTCATGTGCGACGCGAGCTCTCGGATCTGTGCTGGTCCCATTACGATGCGTTCGCAATCGTCCGGCATTCCTCCGGGATACCTTAACGACTCAATCACAGGCTTTAGATATTGCTGAGCGTACATGCGCACCTGAGCCGTGAACTTTTTCCCTGCAACCGCTTCAGTCGAGCAGAACGAACTGAAGGTCGGTAACTTGTCAGGCCCGACACTCGTACCTGCGCCCCCGACGACATCCCCGTCCTTGATCGCGATGACGCTTCCGTTCTTCGCTGTTCTGAAGTTCACGTCCTCTTCGTCGGCATCGAGCGCAAACCCACGGGCATAACGAAAGCCCGCACGGAAAGCGCGCCCCATCGCGTACGCCCTTCCGCATAGAAAAGCCAACTCGACGTTCATCAGACAACCTCGAAGGTAATGGAGTTAAGCAATGCCCCCGACAGCTGTAGCGGCTT